CGGCGAGGGGGGTGCGCATGGGGCGGGCTCCTGGGTGGGCTGGGGGGAGCGTAGCGCGGGAAGGGGAAGGGGTCAATAGCGGTGGGTAAGTATTATTCTTGCCGCTGTACGCTTGCAGGCATGATGCTATCGTGATAGTATCGGAGTGCACTACAACGGAGGTGCACAGTGTCTCACCGAAAGATCCAGATCGCGGCCCGACTTGACAGCAGAACCCTTGACGTGCTCGACACGCTGGCCCTCAAGGAAGGGCGGAGCCGCAGCGACATCATCAGCACCGCCGTGCTCAGCATGTCCGACCGGCGCGACATGAGCATCGGAGGACTTGACCGCTTCGACCGGTGGGTCACCAACCCAGACATCCCGCACGCCTACGCGATGGCCGCTATCGGCGTGCGGGACACGCTTCTCGCGGCGCACTTCGCAGCGGAGTCGGTGTTCGGGTCGGGCACTCCGGTCGATTCGGTTGTCAAGATCTGCCAGATGATGATGAAGGAGCACACGCGCTTGGAGGGGCTGGCCGCCGAGCATGAGGCCGATAAGGTCGTTGAAGACGACGACTGCGACGACAACGATCCAACCATCCCGCACTGCTGAGGCTTGCCATCCACCGTCGCATGGTGCGCATGCGACGGTGGATGCTGCTGTTTTCAGCGGGCGCGTTTAGGTTTCAGTCCGCCGGTCGACGGCGCGGGTGGGATCGGCAGGTCGGCGGGCCACGGCTGCAGGGGCCCCACGTTGTCGGCGACCCAGCGCACGGCAGTCAGGAGCACCGCGGCCTGCGGCTTGGTCAGGGCGCGGCGGTCGACCAAGGCGCGCAGCTCGGCCCGGGTCGCGGGGCAGGGGTAGTGCGCAAAGGCCCGGCCGTTGACCGCGCGGGCGATGGCGGTCAGTTGCTTGTCGGTCGGGGCGGCGCGCCCGCCCTTGCGGAGCTCGCGGATCATCCAGGGCAGGTATTCGGCCTCGGACGCGGGCAGGCGGCCGGTCTGGCGCAGGCCCTCGATCAAGGCCAGCGCCCATGCGTCAACCTGTTCGAGAAGCACAGCCTTCGGCGGCGGGCCGGTCTCTGCCTCGGCGTCTTCGTCGGTGTCCTTGCGGTCGTCGTCGGGCTCGGTGTCGCCGGCTTCGTCGACGGCCTTGCCCAGCGCGTCAGGGTGTTCCAGGCCGTGCGCGGCGAGCAACGCCAAGGGGTCGAAGACGACGCCGGCGGTCTTGCCCGGATGGGTGCGGCAGACCCGGCCGACTTCCTGCACAAAGCGCACGCGGGCGCGCACGTTGCGGCGGCAGGCGAGGCCCATCAGCCACGGGAAGTCAGCGCCTTCGGACAGCATGTTGACGTGTACCAGCACGGCGATCTGGCCGGTCCGCAGCGCTTCGATGCGGGCGGTCTGCTCTGCCCAGGTCAGCGCGCTGTGGATTGACGCGGCGGGGTAGCCGTGCCGGGTCAGGCGCTCTGCGAAGGCGTCGGCGTCGGCGATGCTTCGGGCGTTGGTCAGGGTCGGGCCGGGCAGGCCGTACGCCTTGAACATCGCGATCAGGGCATCGTCGACGTCGGGGGCCTCGGGTGTCGACGTCGGCGCGGCATCGTCGGGCAGATGCGCGGCGCAGGCAGCCGTCCAGTGCAGCGGGGTGATGGGTGTGACCACGCCGTCGCGCAGGCCGTCGCCGAAGGTGTAGCGGAAGACGACGTCATCCCAGAGGCTCAAGGACTGCTTTTCGTCGGACCGGAAGGGGGTCGCGGTCAAGCCGACCATCCAGCGCGGAGCAAGGTCCAGCATCGCCGCTTGGTGGATCGGGGCCTCGGACCCGTGGCATTCGTCGACGATGAGCAGGTCGACCGGGCGGCCAGTCTCTTCGACGGCGGCCTTGGCTTGGGCGAGCGAGGCGAAGCAGGCGACGATCACCCGGGCGGGCTGGCGATAGCCGGCCATCACGAGGCCGGTGTCGGGCACGAAGGCTTGGATCGTCTCGCCGAGCTGCCGGACCAGCTTCTGGCGCGGCGTGGCGACGACGACCTGAAAGCCTTTGACAGCACACAGTCGGGCAAGCTCAGCGATAAACACCGACTTTCCCGCGCCCATGAATGCGCAGACGACGGGGCGCAGGGCGCGCGGCGGGCCGTCGTCGGGGGTGTGGGTCCGCCCCAAGGCCGGGCGCACGCGGGCCAGCGCTGCAGCCTGCCATGCGCGCAGGGGGCGGGCCGGGGCGTCTGGGATCGGGTCGTGCGGGCGCGGGTGGTGCCGGGGCGGCTTGCCGGCGGCCGGGGTGATGCGGGCGAGGACACCGGCCTCGGCAGGCGGTGGCGGGGCTTCGGGTCCGGGGCGCTTGCACCGGCCCCGTGGTGCGGCGGCCTTTGCGGCGATGGCCTCCGCAGCCGAAGGTGTGCCCGGGATCGGCGGGTAGCCCCCGGCGATCAGGCGGCGTGACAGGCGGTCGGCGACCCTGACAGCGCTCTCGCGCTCGGGCGCGCTGTGCGAGGACAGGGCCAAGTCCAGCGCAGCGCGGGCGCGGCGGCGCAGGTCGGCGGCCTCAGCGCGGTCGGCGGGCGGGGTGGCAGTCAGGGCGTCGGGCGCGTTCATTCCGCACCGCCGGGGCGCGGGCCGTCACCCATCGCGGCGTCGGATGCGGCGCGCAGGATGCAGACGCAGCGCATGGACTGGCCGTCGACCTTGACCGGCTTGTCGTAGGTCCGGGCCTCTTCGCGGGGTAAGGCGAGCCATCCCCGGGCGGCCCATTGGGCAAGGACGCCGGGCCCGTCGTAGCGGTCTTCGGCGAGCCACCTGCGGATGACGGTAACGGCGATGGCGACGTGCTTCCAGCGGTCGCGTGGGTCGTCGGACTTGTCGGGCAGCCATTGCCCCAGCCATCCCCCGGACGGCGCGCGGGGCTCGCCCTCCCTGTCGAGGACGTGCCGCCCCCAGAAGGCGGTCTGCTGCGCGGCGGCGCGGGTCAGCACAGCGCGCAGGGCGGTCAGCGGCTTGTCGGCGTCAGCGGCAGCGAGGACCGCGGCGCCGGCGGCGACTGACAGGGCTTCGTCGATGCGCTCGCGCTCGCCGTGCGGCAGGCCGGCGGCTTCGTGCGCGAAGGTCGCGGCGACGTCCAGTGCAGCGATGTGGGCGGCCAAGCGGCCGGGCAGGGCGCCCAAGGGGGCAAGGACGCCGGCCCATGCGGCGTCGCGGTCTTCCCAAGCCTCGGTGATCGCGGCCTTGCCCCGGGTCAGCAGCGCGTCGACGAACCGGGCGCCTAAGTGCCCATAGTGCCGGTCGGTCAGGCGGGCGACGGCGGCGGCTTCGTCGCGGCTTGCGAAGGGCGCGCCCTCAACCGACAGGCAGCGGGCGCGGGCGCCTTCGTCCTGCGATGTCCCGAGAAGCGGGCTCTCGCCGGTGCTGATGGTGAAGGAGCACCAGACCGCGCGGGCCTGCGCCCCGAAGACGAAGCCGCGGCCCTTGCCCTGCCCGTCGGCCAAGGTGTAGACAGTCTGGCCGATGGTCTCGCGCTCTTTCGGGGGAACCTGCCGGGTGTCGTCGAGCATGAGCGGCAGGCAGGACAGCGTCGCGGCCGTGCGCTCGCGGTAGGTCAGCGTGGACGACCACTTGCCCACGTAGGTTCCGGGTGCGCCCCAGACCGAGGCGGCGAGGTTCAGCGCGGTGGTCTTGCCGATGGAGGTGTGCCCCCACAGGTCGACCACGCAGCCGCGGCCGGTCGTCCAGGGAAGGATGACCGAGGCCAGCGCTGCATAGACGGCCAAGCGCGCAATCGGGCGGGAAGCGGCCAAGGACCACGCTTCTTGCCATGACTCCCACGTTCCGCGGCTATGCACGGACGCGCATAGGGCTTCGTAGCCGCCCGGCGGGGTGAGGTGAATCGGCGGGGCGGTCGGCGCTGCCGTGGCATCGGGCGCGTCTTCGCCTTCGGGCGCGGCCGGCGCGGGGCCCGGGTGCCAGCCTGCGCCGCGCAGGAAGCCGGCGCCGTGGTGACCCATGCGCGCGGCGATGCGGCGGGCGGGCAGGCGCGGGCCCCAAGCACTGTCGAGCGCGTCGAGGTAGCGGGCGGCTTCGGTCGCGGTCGGGCTGCACACGGGCGCACCGTGGGTCGCCAAGGTCAGCAGCTTGCGCCCATCCATGATGTCGCCGCGCGGCACCCACTGCCGGACCGGGCGCCCGGCGTCGTCGATCCATGCGACCTCGGCGTGATGCTCGCCGCTGTCGACGTCGACGGCGCGCCCGCAGAGGACCATCGGGCGCGAGGCGACGGGCTTGACCTTGTCGGTCGGCGCGCCGTCTTCGTCGTAGATGACGCATGATACGCCGTTGTCGCTCATCTCGAACGGCTGGGGCACGGTCGGCTGGCCGACCAAGTCAAGCAGGCGCTTCGCGGCGCCCGATGCGGTCAAGCGGGGCGGACCCTGCCGGGCCTGCTCAGCGGCCCACGCCTTCGCGGCGGCGGCCTGCGCCTTGGCAGCGTCGGCAGCCACGCGGCGACAGGCGGCGTCAAGCGCGCGGTAGTCCGCGGACCCGCCCCGGATGGCCCCGCCGGCGGCGAGTAGGTCGCGCAGGTCGTCGTTGCCGGCGACGTGCAAGAGCTCGGCGACGTCGCAGGCGGCGGACTTCAGCCGGGCCCAGGCGCCCAGGCGCTCGCCGGGGGCGACATGCTCGTTTGCGACGGCTTCGGCGAGCGGCCCCAAGACCGCGGCAGCGCGATCACGGCGGGCACGGGCGGCGGTGGTTTCGAGGCCCCAGTCGGCGGGCGGGGCGAGGGACAGGGCGGGGGCAGGCTTCGGCGCGGTCATGCGGGCGATCCGTAGGCGCCGACGTCAAGCCCGGCGGCGGTGAGGAGGTCGGCGACGGGCCCGTGCCAGCCGCAGGACTTGACGTGGTTGCAGGACGCGGACCATGCCTTGCGCGGGTCGATGACGAACCATGCATCGGCGCGCCCGCAGCCGGGGCAGGTCAGCCCGAAGGCGACGTCGGACCCGTCGCGCGGGGCGACCTTGGCGCGCAGGTCAGCGGCGGCGGCGCGGCGCGCGGCAGGGTCGGTGCGCAGGGCGCGGTGGCCTGCCCGGGTCCGGCGCTCGGCGGGGTCGTCGGCCCCGCGCTCCCAGCGCACGGCAGCGGCGGCGCGGGCAGCGGACTTCGCGCGCGCGTGCTCAGCGGCGAGGCGGGCCAACTCGGCGTCGTACTCGGCCCGATCAACGTACTCAGCGACGTCGAGCAAGTCGCCGGGCGCGTAGTCAGCGACTTCGACCGGCCCCTGCACAGGCAGCAGGTAGAGCCGGGAGGGGTCGACGCACTTCGGGTCGGCGGCGGCGTGCGCTTGCCCTATGTCCTGCAAGATCAGCCGCATCACCGAGGACCAGATGCCGCCGGCGACCGGGGCGGCCAGGGGTAGCACAAGGCGGCACTTCGGCGCGCCGGGCAGCGCGGACCACGTCGTGTACGCGCAGCGCTCGCGCTCGGGAAACAGGGCCATCACGTCGGGCACGTCGGCCCCGTCGTCATAGTCGAGCACGAGGGCGTGGACCGAGACGATGCCGGCGGCGCGGCGGCGCAGGTCAGGCCCGAGGACGTGCGGGGCCCAGCACGGCGCGGCGAGCTTGTCAGCGGGGCGCGGGCGGCCGTGGCGCGTCAGGGCGCGTCGGACCTGCCCCCACGTCGTCTGATGGGGCGCGCCTGTCGCTGAGGACCGGGCGCAGGTGTAGGTAGCCGTCGGGCACGGATGCCCGTCGTGGGTGCTCTGCATTGGTGACCTGGGGCACGAGGTGTCGCCGCTGTAGCGTCCGGGGCCCGGTGGCCCTGCACCGCCGGGTAGCAAGTCCGGCGGTGCAGGCGGGGTGCCCAGGTCAGCAGGCGCCTTGGTTGTAGCGCAGGGGCGGTGCGGCTGTCAAGCCCGAAGAGCGCAGGAAGTGCGGTCGCGGTCGGGTCGCGGCCCTTGGTGTCCGGGTCGCGCGTTGTGGATGGCGATGCTGGCGCTGTTCTCGCCCTGATGCTGCGGGCCGGTCGCGGGTCGTGTATCCGTCTGGTACCCGTCGAGAATGGCGCCCAGTACGACGTTATCAGCAAGAATAAGCTATAAGGTTACCATATCTGAGAAGCATAGTTTTTTAAGGGGGCCTCCTCACAGAAGAGAAGAAGGGGGCTCTCCACCCAAGGGAGATCTTCTCTTCTCGTTCGCCCCCCTCAGGGCAGAGTGCATGCGTTTCTGGTGTCCCACTTTTTCGGCGAAGTCGCGCGGAAGGTTAGGCAAAGGGACGGGTACCATGCGCCGCGACCGGTGGAAACCGACACTCAGTGTCACGATTAGGTCGTTGATATTGCACATGCGCAGCCGGTCGCCAGGACACCAAGGACGACGACCGCTTGACGACCGGCGCAGCGCTTGACGGATTACGAATGACCTTGTATAAGGATGAGGGCCGCATGGAGGGCCTAATCGATGAGACGAAACATCGTAATGACCGACGACAATGCGGTGTGGGCCCGCTGCGCCTTCGCGGCCGGGGCGCGCATCGTCGACATCCGCAAGACCTTCGACATCCAGAACATCCAAGTGCAGCGCCTTTTGGTGCGGTTCCCTGAGTCATACGAACCGCACCCGGACGCCGACCCGCTGCCCACCCCTGGGCAGGCCGGGCCGACCACGACCGCCACGCACCGCAAGGTGGTTGCCGCCCTTCGCAGCGCCGACCGCGCGACAATGATGACCCCAAGCATGCTGAGGGCCATCTCGTCGACGCGAGCTGTGGTGGTTGACGCCGCATCCGAGGCGCGTGGCGCCTACACCGACCACGTCATCACGGTGCGCGTGTTCCGCCGACCGATGCGGGCGCCGGCCACCACTTGACCCCACCCTTTCCCCGCGCTATTGTCGTGGCAGGCCGCCCGCGCCTACCCGACAAACCGCCCGGACCCGCGCCGGGCACAAGGTCCGGACGGAGGGCGCGGGCGGCCGCCCTGCCGCGCTGCAGGGGCCCAGGACGGGCCGCAGCCGCGGGGCAGGGTCAAGGGTCGGGCGGGCTGACAGGGCGCGCCTGGGGGCAGCAGGGCGGGCCGTAGGGGCAACAGAGACGAACCGGGGGAAACGTGGAGCCGCTGCACAGCCTGAGCAACGCTGAGAAGCGCACCCGCGCAGTGGAGGACTTAATCGAGGGCATCGCCCCGTCGGTCATCGCCGAGCGGTACGGCGTGACCCGCGCGACCGTCTCGGGGTGGCACACCCCCGAGGTTCACGCCGAGCGCGACAAGCGCCGCGCCGAGCTCATCGCCGCGTCCCGCGCCCGCCTTGCCGGCATGGTGGGCCGCGCAATCGACGCGCTTGACGAGATCGCCAACGACCCGGCCGCCCCGCCGCCCGCGCGGGTCGCCGCAGCCAACAGCATCCTCGACAGGGCCGGCGCGATCAAGGTTGACGAGATCACCGTCCGCGTCGAAGAGGCCGACGCCTCCTCAGTCGCCGCCGGCCTTCTGGCCATCCTCGGGCGCGCACAGGCCGAGCTGGGCAGCCTGCCCGAAGTCGTCGACGCCGACCCGTCCGACCCGGACTCGGACCCCGCATGATCACCATCGCCATCATCATCGGATGCGTCGTAATCGTCTGCATAGTGGCGAAGCTCAGCCCGAGCCCAGGCGGCCTCGGCTTCGGCCGAGGCTTCGGTGACCCAAACGACCGGCGGCCGCCTCCACCCCCGCCCAAGCAGACCCCGCGCCCCCCGCCACGCCAAAGGTGCACAACGGTCCCTCCATGCTGGTCATGCTGCCGCATGGGGCCGTGTGAGCACCCCCAGCCAAAGACGCCGGACCCAGCGTGACCGTCACCGACCCCGCCGCGGTCCTCGCCGATCTGACCGCGCGGGTCAAGGCCCACGCCGCGGCCGGCGAAGTGCCGCCCGCGTCGCTGATCGCCGTCGTGACCGACCTTCACCGGCAGCTTGCCGTCTTGGCCCGGCACCGCGAGGCCCACCCGCTCGCCTACGCCCGCCTCTGGGCGCCCGAGTGCCGCACCTGCCCCCACCCCGACCCGGCCGCCCCCGCGCCACCCAAGGGCCGCCGCGGCGCGCCGATGATCGAGGTCCGCGGCACGATCCACCGCTGCCCGGTTTGCAGCATCGAAGAGTCGCGCACGTCGCAGATCGGCGCGGTGCGCGCCCTTCTCACCGGGGACTATGACAAGGCGTTCCTGCTCGGCGGGTCGCGGACCGGCAAGACCGAAGCCGGCGCGCAGGTCGCTGTGGCCATCGCGCAGGGCGCCGACCACCCCGACACACAGGCATGGGCAAGGCTCAACGGCCTGCCGCTCGACCGCATCCAGCGCAGCCCCGGCCTGTTCTGGGCGGTGTCGCAGACGCACACGATGTCGCGCACGATCCAGCGGGAGAAGCTGGACAAGTACCTGCCGACCGGAAGCAAGCGCCGAGGCTGGGAGGCAGACAACGAGGCCGAGGTCAGACTGCCGGGCGGTGGCAAGATCGTCTGCAAGGCGTTCGCCCAGAACACCAGCGAGGGCAACGCCAAGAACCCCTTTGAAGGCGCGAAGATCCACGGTGCATGGGTCGACGAAGAGCCGCAGTCTGTGCAGGGTTTCGACTCCATCGGCGCCCGGACCATCGACTACGACGGCCTTGTCTACGCGACGATGACCCCGCTGTCGGGCTGGACCCCGTTCCTGCTCACCAACGTCGGGCATCTCGACAAGGGTACGCCGCCGCCGCCGCGCCTGTTCGTGGCCTTCTTGCACGCGATGGACAACCCGCACGTCTCCCCGACCGTCGTCGCTGACAAGTGGGCGGGGAAGCCTGAGGCGATCCGGCGCAGCCGCCTCCGCGGCGAGATCGTCGCGCTTGAGGGCGCGGTGCACCCCGACTTCCACAACGGCCCGCCCTACGTCGTCCCGTCCTTCGACCCCCCGGCACACTGGCCCCGCTACGGCGGGATCGACTTCGGCGCCCGCGCCCCCTTCTGCCACCTGTGGGCCGCGCATGACGAGAGCGCCGACGTGCTGCACGTTTACCGCGAGCACTACAAGGCAGACGAAATCCTCGCCTACCACGCCGCCGCGATCTGGGCGGTGGAGGGCTGCCCGGCCTGCCAGCCGACCGACGGCGTGGGCAGTGACGAATGGACGCGCTGGCGCGTGCGCTGCGCCGACGGGACGCACCGGTGCGAGACCTGCGCCGGCACCGGCCTGACGTCCGACGCCCCGACGATGCGGTGGGCGGACCCCGAGGGCAAGGACCAGCGCGGGATGCTGTCGACGCTCTACGACCTGCCGACCGCCCCGGCCGAGAAGGGCCGCGCCGCCTCGTTTCAGGTGCTCTTCGACCGGATGACCGTGTCACCGAAGCACGGCACCCCCGGCGTGGTCATCCATGACCGGTGCACGAACCTGATCCGCGAGACTGCGCGCCTCGTCTGGCGCAAAGGCCGCCACGGCGAGACCGCCGACAGGTGGGAGACCGACGGCGACGACCATGCCCACGACGTCCTGCGCTACCTCGTCTATGCCCTGCGCGGGCGGTACAGCACCCCGACCGAAGAGGGCACCGGTTGACCTTGACACGCGCCCCGGGCTATGATCGCGGCATGGCCACCCCGACCGACACAGCACCCCTTGCCGTCGCCCCCACGTCCGTCTGGGGTCGCGCCTACCTGTCCGTCGCGAAGGCGCTTGGGCTCGTCAACCCCGTCGAGAAGCCGCGCGAGTTCATCGCCGGCGGGGACTACGCCGCGGCCGCGCCGACCGAGGGCCTGTACAGCCCGGCCATCGCGCTCAGCGCGTACCTGAACCCGTGGGTCTATGCCTGCGTGCGCGCCATCGCCGGCGACCTCGCCGCGCTCCCCATCGTCGTCAAGCGCCGGGGCGAAGTCATCGAGGGCCACTGGCTCCCCAAGGCCATCGCCAACAGCGGGCACCCGTCGTCGCGGACGTGGCGCGAGGCGACCGTGCGGGACATGCTTCTCGCCGGCCGGTCGACGTCGGTCGTACTCTACAGCAACCTGAACGGCGCCCCCATCGGCGTGCGATGGGCCCACCCTGAGCGCGTGAAGGTCATCCCCGCCGCCGACGGCACCCCGCTCGGGTACGAGATCGGCAGCGACAAGACGCAGACCTACCCGCCCGAAGCGGTGCTGTCCGTCCTGACGCTGGGCGTGCTGGACGGCCCCGATGCCCTCGCCGGCGTCGGGGCGACGCAGGTGCTCCACAGCGACCTGACCGCCGATCAGGCCCTCGCCGCCGGCACCGCGCGCAAGGCCCGGTCGGGCCGACCCTCGGCGATCTACCGGCCCGCATCCAAGGACATCGGCTCAGGGTGGAGCGCGGCAACCGTCGCGCAGATCAAGACGCAGCTCGCCCGCATCTTCGGCGACGCCGACGGCGGGGTCGCGGTCCTCGGCGCATCCGGCGCGGAGCTCGACCTTCTCGACTGGGCCCCGAAGGACATGGACGGGCCGAACCAGCGCCGCTGGACCCGTGACCTCATCCTCGCCGTCTTTGGCGTGCCACCCGTGCGTCTCGGCGTGGATGCAGCCAACATCTTCGCGACTGCCGGCGCGCAGCTCACGTCGTACTGGACGGACCTGAAGGGCAAGATCGCGCCGCTGGACGAGGCGATGACGATGCTGGTCCGCCGGATCGACCGCGACGACAGCATCACCGTTGAGCACGATTTCAGCGGCGTGGGGCCGCTTCAGGCCGCTGACAGCGACATCCTCGCGCGCATCGGCGCCCACATCGCGAACGGCATGGACCCCCGCGTCGCCTACGCCTACGAGGGCTGGGACGACGTGCCTGAGGGCGCCTTCACCGCCCCGCCTGCCCCGGCGACCCCTGCCGGGCAGACCCCCACGCCCTCGCCTGCCGACGACGCCCCGGGCGACGAAGACGACGACCTCGACGAAGACGAAGACCTCGCCACCGAAGACGCTGACCTTGCATCGTCGCTGTCCGATGCCGCCGACGTGCTGACCAACCCCGACGCGACCGATGACGAGCGCGCCGAGGCCATCGCCGCCCTGACCGCCGCCGCCGAGGCCCTCGCGGCCCGGGGCGACGGGTGAGCGTCACCCGCGACATCGAGGGCATCGACCGCAAGCCGACTGCGGGGATGGCTTCCAACGCGCGCCTTGGCCTGCGCTTGCGCGAAGAGCACGGCCGTGGCGGGACTGCCGTCGGTGTCGCGCGCGCCCGGGACATCGCAAACCGCGCGAACCTGTCCGACCGCACGATCCTGCGGATGCACTCCTTCTTCGCCAGACACGGCGCGCAACAGACCGCCGCGGGCTGGGAGGACCGCTCCGACCCGTCCGCGCAGTGGATCGCTTGGCTGCTCTGGGGCGGCGACGCCGGCCGGCGCTGGGCGCGCACCCGTCGGGATGCCATCATGGCCGCCCGCAAGCCGAAGCGTCGCACCGCCCGCCGCGCCCGGGTCACCCGCGCCGCAGGCAAGCCGCCGCGCCTGACCATCGCCCGGTCGCGCCGCTTGGTCGGCAAGGCGCGCCGCGCCCAAGAGCGCGCCGTGCTCCGCGCATGGTCCGGGGCGCTCCGTGCCCAGCGCGACCGTCTCATCGCCCGGCTCGGGGCGATTGACGCTGCCCGGGGTGTACGCGCTGGCCTATTGACACCCGCCGGGACCGCCCCGGTGCGCCGGGTGCTCATCGCAGACGACATCGCCATGCTCTTCAACGTCGCTGCCGAGGGATTGACCATCGCCGAGGCCATCACCAACATCATCGGGGCGACCGTGCAAGTGGGCTGGGGCCTGTTCCGCGCATGGCTGACCGCTCCGGACGGCCGCGGCATCGCATGGGAGCCGACCCTGACCCCGACGCCCGGTCTGTTGGCTGAGCAGGTCACCCGCGTCAACGAAACCACGAAGCGCCAGATCGAGGCCGAGGTCATCGCCGGCATCACCGCCGGCGAGTCCATCGGCGACATTCAAGAGCGCGTGCGGTCGTCGCAAGCCTTCAGCGCCGCGCGGGCCCTGACCATCGCCCGGACCGAGACCAACCGCGCCCTGCAGGCCGGGACCGACTTGGCCTATGGGCAAGCGGCCAACATCGGCGTCGACTTCGAGGTCGAATGGGTGCGCGCCCCCCTTCCTGTCGAGCCGGACCGCTCCCATCGCCGCTGTCATGGTCAACGTGTTGCACCCGGGGGCATGTTCGTGATACCGTCGGGTCAAGACGTAGGGGCTACCGCTCCGTCCCCCGGAAACTTCAACATCGCGCGGCAGGACATCAACTGCCGATGCGGCACCCGCCCCGTCTTCAAGGACTGACCCCATGCTCTGCGCCCCGGTCATCGCCCGCCCTGCCGACGTGCGCCGCGCCTTCGTGGAGCGCCGCGCGGCCGGTGGCCTGCAGCCCGGCGAGATCGAGCCGGCGGCCCTGTTCCGGTCGGTCATGCTGCGCGCCCTGCCGATGGACGGCGAGAAGCCGGACACCAACGACGGTGAGCCGCCGCGCTACCGCTTCGTGATGTCCATGAGCACGCCCGACGAAGCGTCGGACCTCGTCATGCAGGACTGGGATCTGTCCCGCTTCGCGCAGAACCCCGTGGCCTTCTTCAACCACAACAGTTGGGGCCTCCCCATCGGCAAGTGGGTCGATCTGTCGGTGACCGACGTCGCCCCCGGCGTGAAGGCCCTGACTGGCGCCTTCGTCCCGTCCGACGCGACCGAGACCAGCCGTGCCGTCGCCCGGCAGCTCGCCGAAGGCGTCTTGAACGCCTGCAGTGTGGGCTTCATCCCCGGCAAGATGACCGACCGCAGCAAGTACCCCACCGACGACCCCCGCTGGGCAGCCCGCGGCTACGTCTATGAAGCGCCCCGCCTCATGGAGTGCTCAATCGTCGGCACCCCGATGCACCCCGACGCAATCGCGCAGCGGTCCTCCGACGACGCCGAACCCCCCGCCCCGGCCGACGTGTCCGCAGAGACCCCCGCGCACGTCACCCAGGCAGGGGCCGCGCCGGTCGATGCCGACGCCGACGCGCTGGACCTGATCGAGCGCGCCCTTGCTGCCCTCTTCCCCGTCTCCACCTCCTCCGTCTGACCCTCTCTCCCGCGCCGGGCGGCCCTCCCGGTCATCCACCCAAAGGAGGCCACGATGGCCGACAGCAGCACCCTCCAGGCCCAGGTCGACGTCCTCGTCGGCAAGGCCATCAACACCGCCAAGGCGGACATCGAGCGCAACGTCAACGACGTCAAGCTCACCCAAGAGCGGCAGGCCGCCGACGTCGCCAAGCTCGACGCCGAGATCGCCCGCCTGAAGGTCCGCGAGATCGCCAACACCCCCGCGCCCTACGACGGCCCGGCCGGCAACCTCGTCCGCGAGTTCGGTCGCGATGCCGAGCTCCAGCTTCTGCCCACCGTGCGGCAGTACAGCTTCGACGGGCAGATCCACCGCGAGCACGTCGACGGCCTGCTGACCAGCGCGAAGACCTACGGTGATGCCCACCGCGAGGTCAAGGATCTGTGGGATGCGATCCAGATCCGCCTCGCCCTGCGCGGCGTCTCGACCTCCCGCGCGTCGAGCGCGCAGATCCTCCGCGACGCCCGCGAGCACGCCCCCGAGGCCCTCGCCCGCATGGCTGACCGCATCAAGCGCATGGGCCTCGCGAACGACGGCATGGCCGTGATCAACCGCGTCTTCGGCGTCAGCGCCGGCAACGGCTCCGACTTCATCCCCTCCGAGGTGATGTCGCCTGAGATGCTGCGCGTGGCCTCTGCCGCGATCATGGACAGCCCGGTGGGCCTCTTCATCCAGAAGACGCTCACGGACAAGAACATGGTCTCGCCGGTGAGCACTGCGCGCCCCCGCCCCTACCTGCAGGGCGCGGCGTCCGGCAGCGCCGCTGCCGAGTTCATCAACTCGGCGATGGCGACCGGCAAGCTGTCCTACGGCGTCAAGGACATGGCCTGCGCCGTGATCTACGACCGCAACGCTGACATGGACAGCATCATCGCCTTCCTGCCCGAGACCCGCGCGCAGGTCGCCGAGGCGATGGCTCTGGGCCTCTTCGACGGCATCATCAACGGCGACACCAACACCGCCCACCAGGACAGCCTCACCGCCTGGGCCCCCGAGGGCGTCTTCCCGGTCGGCAGCCCGTCGGGCGGCAGCGCGGTCGGCGGCAGCCTCGATCACCGCCGGTCCTTCCTGGGTCTCCGCGCTCGGGCGATGGACATCGGTGCGACTGCCAAGTACGACCTCGCGTCGACCTACACCTTCGCCAAGATCCAGGCCATGCAGGCCAAGATGAGCGGTGGCGTCGGGCAGAACAACGGCCGCGTCGCGATCTTCGCGTCGTTCCAGGACATCCTGGCCCAGTTCAGCGTGATGGACCAGATCGCGACCCTGGAGAAGTTCGGCCCGCAGGCCACGATCCTGACCGGTCAGGTCGGCGCCGTCGGCGGCAAGCCGGTCATCCGCGCGTGGCCCCTCGGCCGCACCGGCTCCGAGACCGGTGCCTTCCACACCGACGGCCTGCACAGCGCCACCGCCGGGAACAACACCAAGGGCGGCGTGGTGATGGTCGACCTTGACCGCTACATCCTCGGCACCCGCCAGGGCCTGCGGCTTGAGACCGACACCAACATCCTGACCAACACCGGCATCCTCGTGGCCTCCGGGCGCTACGCCTTCGAGAGCCCCGACCACCTGTCGGCCCTCAGCGCCACGTCGACCGTCAACGTGGTGTACGGCTACAACGCCTCCTGATCCACCGCCCCAACCACACAGAGGTGACCCCATGTCGACCCCTTCGATCCGGCAGGTGGACTTGATCCTCGCCGCCGGCATCGCCGCCGGGACCGCCGCCGGCGACGTCTTCACCAACCCCCTGCCCGTGAAGCTCCGCATCATCAGCGGGTACTTCACCCCGCAGGCTGCCGTCACCGCGAACGACACCAACTACGCGACGGTGACCCTCGCGAACGGTGCGACCACGCTGCACAGCTTCGACACCCGGACCAGCGGCAGCGGCGGCACCGGCGACCTTGTTGCGACCACCCCCATCGCCCTGACCTTCGCGTCGGGTGCGGTCGGCACCGCGATGGAGATCGCGCCGGGCGCCGCGATCAAGCTGAACAAGGCTGTCACCGCGTCGGGCGTGGCCATCTACGGCCGCTACTCGCTCTACGTGGATGAGGTCCGCGTCTGATGCCCCGCACCCCCGCCGACGCCCCCACGCCGGCGGGGGCCGCCCTGCCGGGCGCTGAGGCCCTTGCAGCCGCCCCCGCGGTCGCAGGCAGCCCGGCGCCCGGCCATGCCCTCCCGCGCGCCTACGCAGCCGTAGGTCGCGCCCCGGCCGGCCCCGCGTACCTCACGCGCCGGCTGGTCACCGCCCCGGGCCCCCAGCGCGCCCCGGGCGACCCCGACGCCCCGGACGGCCCCGCCGAACCGACCGACCCGTATGGGGTGCTTCCGTGCCTGTGATCACCGCCGCCGCCGCGCGCCTGCAGATCCCCGGCCTGACCGGGACTGCGGAAGACAGCAAAATCGAGACGCTGATCGACGTGGCCGACGCAATGATCGCCGCGGCGGTCTGCGCTGCCATGCCGGACAACGGCGCGCCGACGCTCGGGTCAACGACCTACACCCTGATCGAGCCCGAAGTGGTCGTCAGCGAGGACGGTTACACGCTGCTGGTGCGCGTTCCCAACATCACCGCCGTCACGTCCTTGCACGTCTCCACCTCGCGGGTCTGGGACGCCTCGACGCTGCGGGACAGCGCCGGCTACACCCTCGACGCCCGCACGTCGATGATCGAGATCGACCCGGCATACCCGCCCCTGCCGCTGACCCGCCGGTCTGTGCGCGCAGTCGTGACCGCGGGATGGGCGACCCTCCCCGATGACCTCGCGCACGCCGTCGCGGTCCTCACGCGGCATCTCTTCGACCTGCGGCACGGCCAAGGCCGGACCTCTGTCAGCGAGGCTGGCATCTCCACGTCCCTGCGCCCCGAGACGATGCCGGATGCCGTGCGCCAGATGACCGCCCGCTACGCTATCCCGGTGGTCTGACGTGACCCCCGCCGAGGCCGCTGCGATGATCAAGCGCATGGGCGCCGGCGGCTTCCGCGCGGCGGTCCAGCGGACGATGGTGGAAGTGGCGATGCGAGGGGAGAGCTACGGCAAGGCCAACGTCCGCAGCCAAGGGCTATGGCAGAACGGCCACCTCTTCCGGTCGGTCGCCGGCACTGTGCGGGATACACCCGAGGGCCCTGAGGCGGTCATCAGCGCCGGCGGACGGCTCAAGGACGGGGCATCGGTGCGCTACGCCGGGACGCACGAATACGGCGCGACCATCACCCCGAAGCGCAGCCGCTACCTCCGCATCCCCCTCCCACCTGCGCGCACCCCGGCGGGCGCTGACCGCTACGGCGGCCCCCTGCGGCAGTCCGGCGCGGGCCTCTTCACCGTCATCAAGGCCAAGTCCGGCAAGCTCTTCCTGAAGCACAAGCCGTCCGGCACCCTGTGGTATATGCTGGTGGAGAGCGTGACCATCCGCGCGCGCCCCTTCCTGCGCCCCGCCGCCGACCGCGCCGCCGCCGACCTCCCCCGCGTCCTCGCCCGCAACATCACCGAAGAGCTCAAGCGTGTCTGACCGCGATACCACAATCACCGATGTGCTGACCGCCGTGGGGACGATGCTCCTCACCGCGTCGGGTCTGACGTCGGAGCGCGTGACCTACGGCGCGACCGACCGCCCCCCGGTGACCGGTGACTGTGTGGCATGGCGGATGGTGACGACGTCCTCGACCCCGAACGGCCCCGCGGCCCTGACGCGCTTCGAGACGGTGACGACCTTCGAGCTGCGCATGTGGGCGCAGGGCACGGCAGACACCCCCCTTGCCCGCGACATCGCCGCCGTGGGTCTGTGGCAGCGCGTGCGCACCGCGACCCTGACCGACCGGACGCTCGGGGCGACGGTGCGGGACGTGGTCTTGGGCGAGCTCACCGCGCCGTCCGCGGCCGCCGACGTCGGCGTGCCCGTGGGCTGCGCTACCGCGATCCTCACTGTCCGCTGGCAGTGGCAGGCGGTGCCCTAATGGCTTGGATCACCGCAAGTAACGGTGCAAACTACGCTTTCCGCGTCGCTGTGACGTGCGACACCACCGGCGCAACCCCCGGCGGCGCCGCGGTTGTGGCGCGCCTGACTTTGGGTCCGGACCTTGTGCCCTTCTGGGACAACGTCCAAAGCAACGGCTACGACGTGCGCTTCGCCGATGCGGGCGGGTCCATCATCGCACACGAGCGCGCGACGTGGGACCATACCAACCGGATCGCGATCTTCGACTTCGAGGTCGAACTTCCGGCGACCGCCCCGGCCGGCGCCGTCCGCACGATCTACCTGTACTGCAGCCCCGCGACTGCCGTTGCCGTTGACCCATCCGCCGGCCCCTTCGCCAACACCGTCAACGCCTACGCCGAGCCGGGGCGCATCATGCCAGCCGGCCGCGCCATCCTTTGGGATAGCCCGTCGTGGTCGCAGTCGGCGGGGTCCAACATCCCGACGCCCGCGCAGACCGCCGTGGTCGGCGTCGACGAGTACCGCCACATCTATGCGGTCTTGGGTTGGTCCCTGCGCTATCAGGCCGGGTACAGCCGCTACGGCTCCGACGTCGTCGAGGACGTCGATTGGCTGCTCACCGAGGTCACTGGCGTTCATGCCAGCGCCCCGACGTGGATGCTGCCCGGCAACCTGCGCCTGTTCACCGACGAAAGTGGTCACACCGTGCGCGCTCTCGTCAACGTGCAGGATGACAGCGACGGGCTCGCGGTCCTCCGCGTCGGTTGGTCCGGGTTCTTGACCGAAGAGAGACACTACCTCAAGTTGAGGGGCATCGCCCCCGCGATCTGATAGACCCCCACCGACACTCCGGAGGCCCCTATGGCAGTCCCTTACAGCGCTCGCGGTTCCGGCGTCATGGTCGGCGTCGAGGTCACCCCCGGCACGGCCGTCAGCCGCACGAAGTCTTGGCCGATCAACGGGTCGACCCTCACCTCGACCCGCACCCGCAACGTCCGCGGCCGCCTGTCGCACGGAACCGGCGGGTTCGTCAAGGACGAGTTTGTCGCCAGCGTCGAGGTCGGCGGTGCCCTGACCATCCCCGCGTCCTACAGCGGCCTCGGGCTGTTGATGCGCGCTGCCCTCGGCGCCGCCGCATCGTCGGGCACCGGACCCTACACGCACACCTACGGCCCGGCCGCAGCCCTGCCCTCGCTCACGATTGAGCAGATCTACGGCGACAGCGGCCGGTCGATCCTCAACGCCGGGTGCAAGATCAACAGCCTCGGCCTGTCGGTCACCCCCGGCGGCGAGGTGCTGTGGAACGTCGACATCATCGGCATGAGCGCCGCCGCCGACGGGTCCGCCGGCAGCCCGTCCTACCCGTCGGTGGTCTTCGCCGAGGCGTTCGAGTGCGTCGTGACGTGGGGCGGTAGCAGCATCGGCACCGTCAAGAGCGTCGAGGCGACCATCACCAACGGCGCGACCCGCCGCCCGCAGGTCGGGGCCCTGACCAGCGCCGAGCCGTCCGTCGGCGTGCCCCGGCGCGCGACCGCGACCATCGTCGTCGACAAGGACAGTTTCGCCCCCCGCATCGCCGAGACTGCCGACACGACCGGCGATCTCGTGCTGACCTTCACCGACACCGCGACCGGCGCGAAGACGATCACGATCACCCTGCAGGACTGCCGGGCGACCGTGACCGAGACGGTCGGCGGGTCGATGGCGGACCTCACGACGTCGATTGCCTTCGCGTCGAACGACACCCCGTCCATCGTCATCGTCAATGCCGAGTCCTCCTATGACTCCTGAGCAGCCCGGCACCCCCAGCCCAGCCGCGCCGGACGTGCTCAGCGTCCTGCGCGCCGCCGCCGTGCCCTTCACCGCCGTCATGCAGCCCGCCGACGGCGACCGCCCCGCGCTCTACTGGCGCGTCCGGCGCCTGTCGCCGGGGCAGGCTGCACAGGCCGGGGTGCTGGAGGGCCTTGTCGGCGGGGCGCTGGCGAAGATCGAGGCTGCCGCGAAGGCCCCCGCCAACGCGCCGGACCTTGACCTGTCGGCGCTCGGGGCGTCGGTCCTCCGCAGCGCTGCGCAGGCCGCCGACCGGGTCGTGATGGCCGCGGTCGACGGGGTGTCGCTTGACGGGGTGACGTGGACCCCGATGCGCGTGGTCCTCCCCGGCGACGACGACCCGGCAGCCGGGACCGTAGGCATCCAGACGATGCCCTGGGGTACTGTGTGGGCGTGCGCTGAGGCCGCGACCGGCTTCGCCCGGGAGGCGGCCGCGCTGGTGGCCTCGTTTCGTCAGCGCGCAGCCGGGACTCCCGCTGACCGCTGACCTCGCCGCGCGCCGGTACGGGGTGCGCCCCTCGGCGCTCATCGGGATAGACTGCCCGTGGCAGGCGCTCTATCTCGACGCCGCCGCCGCCCTCGCCGGCGAGCGCCACGACGCCGAGCACAGCCCCCTCGCCGCCCTCCTGACCGCGCTGACCGGCGCCCGGTGACCCGATGTCCGATGTGATCAACGTGGTCATCCGGGCCCGTGACGAGGCGACCAAGTCCCTGCTGTCTGCCGGGAACGCAGCCGATGCCCTCGCCGAAGCGCAGGCCGAGGCCACGAAGACCGGCGCGGCCCTCGAACAGCAGGCCGCAGAGACCGCCGAGGCGATGAAGGGGCAGGCCGCAGCGACGCAGGCAGCCGCAGACCGGACCGCCGGCGGGGATGCTTCGCCCGATGGTGCGCCCGGGGCGATCAAGAAGACCGCCGACGCAGCCGACGACGCTGCGGGGTCTGTCAGCAACCTGAACGGCCGTGTGATGACGCTGCGCTACAACCTCGCGGACGTCGCACAGCAGTTGGCCGGCGGCGCCAACCCGTTCATGGTCATCATGCAACAGGGCCCCGAGATCGCGGGCGCGCTCGGCAGCGCGTCCGAGGCCGCCGACGTGCTCAAGGCCGCGCTTGGCGGGTCGATGACCGTCGCTGCCGCGGCCGGTGTCGCGGTCGCAGCGTTGGTCGCTGCCTACGCAGTCCTCGCGAACCAGTCCGAACAGGCAGCCGAGGCCACCGGCCGGCTTGCCGCGCGCATGGAAGAGGCCGGCGCACGCGCCGACGCAGCCCGCCCTTTGCTTGAGGGTATCCATGCGGCGCTGGTGAGGCTCCGCGGCGCGAACGACGACGCTGCGCTCGCCTTCAAGGAGTTGACCGGCGAGATCGACAAGCACGAAGCCGCGGCCACGCGCTCGCGCAATGCGTTGGCCGAAGACTACCACGACCAAGAGCGCAACCTTGCCGGCATCATCGAGAAGGAGCGCGAGGTCATCCGCACGCGGGAGACCGCGATCAAGGCCGCAGAGACCGCCATCGGCCTGACCAACAGCATGTCAGCCGACGAGGTTGTTCTCGCGCAGAACGAGATCGAGAACGCCCGCGCTCGGCTGCGCGCTGCCGAAGAGACGTCAGTGGCGTTGAAGGCCGAGAAGGGCGAAGCGCTCGCCCTGATCGACGCCAGCGAGGAGTACAGCCGGGAACTGGAAGCGCAGAGCGAGGCCGAGAAGGAAGCCAACCGCGCCCGCGCCGAAGCCGCCAAGCGCCTCGCCGAGATGCGGCGCGAGTACGACAGCCTCGCCAAAGCGCTGGAGGCGTTTCAGGACGCCGAGCGCGCCGCGTCCGCGTTGGGACCGGTGTCGAACCTCATCCCCGCGCAGGCGATTGACGACCTGCGCGCCCTGCAGGCCGAGCTTGACCAGCTTGCGCCGCCTGAGAAGACGATCACCGACCTGCAGCGCATCCAACTTCTCTTGCTCGACATCGAGCGCGCCGCCGCCGAAGCCGGTGCCCCGCAGGTCGCGACCGCCGCGGCAGAGCAGGCAGAGGCAGCGATCCGGCGCTTGATGGCCGCCGGGATGCAAGAGGCGGCCAAGTCCATCGAAGAGCTCGGCGGCATCATCGGCAAACTCTACGCCTCCGCGGTCGCCAAAGCCGCTGGCGCAGGCCGCGCCATCGGGCAGGTCTTGGGTGGCGACCTGATCGGCGTCCTGTCCGATTGGCTCCCGAAGATCGCCGGCCCGGTCGGCGCAGCCATCGGTGGGGCGCTGCAAGGCTTGACGGCCTTGGGTGAGATGGGGCCGGGGCAGGTCAGCGGGCAGATCACCGGGGCGGTGCAAGGCATCGCGAAGGGACTCACGAACCTGCCCGCCCTGATCGTCAAGCTGGTGCCGGACCTACTGACCAAGGCCCTCCCCGACCTGATCGTGGCCTTGGTCGGGCTCATCCCCCGACTCGCCGTGGCGCTGGTCATCGAGTTGCCCGTGGCCATCGTCCGGGGTGTCGTCGGTTGGTGGCGCGAGATCGGCGGGTTCCGGGGCATCGTGACCTCGATTGCCGACGGCGTGCGCACTTGGTGGCGGGAGACCTGGGACCGCGTGCGCGCATGGCTCCGCGACATCTTCACGCCGGGCGACCAAGGCCGGGGCCGGCGGGTCAGCGATGCCCGCGCCGATGAACTGCGCGCCATGCAGGCCGCGGCGATGGCAGTCACAGACCCCCGCGGGCGCCCGGGGCAGCCGACCGATGCGCGCACCTACAGCCGCCGCGGAGGCGGGCCGCAGCCTGCAGGGCCGACGCTGGTCATCCAAGCCGCGTCGCTCCACCCCGACGTGGTACCCGCGACCCTGCGGGATCTTGACCGCATGACCCGCCCCGGCGGCCTGCGCCGTGGTACAACGGGCCTGGGGGGCACCTGATGGCTTCGCGGTTCTACTGGTACGCCCCCGGGTCTGCGCGCCTGTTGACGCTCGACGTGTACCCCGCCGCCCTGCAGGCCGATGTTGAGGCCGTCGCCGAGGGGGTGTCGCCCCTGTCCGGCCGTGCGGTGCGGGTGCAACAGGGCGTGCGCTGGCGCGTGACCCTTGACCTGCAGGCGGTGTCGGAGGATGACCGGTACGGCCTGCGGACGCTGGTCTCGCACCTGCAGCGCGGCGGCGCGGTCGGCTTCGCCCGCGACCCGGACAAGGCCCTACTGGCATGGACCGTCAGCGCGATCACACCGGGGACGTCGTCGTTCCTGACGTCGGGCGGGTCGCAGATG